TCCTAGAGTAGCGGAGGGGTCTTCGCTGGGTGCACAGTGCAGGCTGTCTCCAGAGGGGCAGACCACAATGATATCGCCAGTGTTCTGGGGGATGGTGGCACCAGCAGTCACCAGGGTTTCTGCACTAGACCCTAAAGCTAGGGACTCAGCGTGGATTATCTCGTCTTTGGAAGGAATTACTTCGGCCATTTAGGCACCTCATGTAATAGTCCAACCCTTACCCCAGCCTGCTTGACGGAACCGCTCAGTCTCTTGACTGATGTACTTACGCTGCTCGTCAGGGTCGGAGTGAGGGGGGACATTGATTATCGGGATGTTATGGGACTCTAGCCATTCCTGAATAGAACCTGGGTGATCTTCGTTAGGCCAGTCTCTGGCAGCAAAGGTAGACCGGGCCATCTTAGCGATGTGCCGTATGTCGCCACCGTTTCTTGCTGCTGTCAGGATGCCTTCTAGTTCACGGTCTTCAGACACAGCCTCAACGACCTCACCGTTAGCCCATTCTTTATGGGCCTTGGATCGATTGTGCATCGTCATCTGGGCTGAACTAAGGTTGATCTTACCGCACGGGCAATCAGTACGAGTCACCACGATATTTCTCCTTCGTTACTACAGCTGAGTAGAGCCATCTGAGCCACCAGGGGGGCTGCTTAAAGTAGCCTTCTTTGTGTTCCACGATTGGCATCGTGTTGTTGGAAAGGAAACTGGAGGAACTGCCCTCCCATGGAGCCTTCGGGGGGGCCACTTCCTCTATCTGCCCTCTATCAACCAGCACGTTATCTACACGCCTGCGTAATTCAAGCCATTCTTGGGGAGTATATTCCGTCCCAGCCAGGTAGACATTACTGCCCTCAAAGGAGACGTTGCCGTCACCTACCTTCACGCTGTTTAGGACTAACTTCCCTGACTCAAGTAGGGGTGCATCCGTAACCAGACGCACCCCCATATATCTCAGCTTGACCAATTAGACGACTAGCAAGACAACTGAGCAGCAGAGGAGGAGAGCGTCGTCCCCACCAGAGCCTTCAGCAGTCTTGTTTACGTCTACCGCAACTACGTTACCAGGTTTGATTATCCCGGCTCCGTCGAAGGCAGCAGATACGTTAGCGCGGTTGATGTCAGCAGCAGCCACACCTAATGAGGCAGCAGTGATACCGTCCGTGGTCGTAGTGGTCGTCTCGTCGTCCACACCGCTCGATACGTCGATGGTGTAGGTGTCGGAGGTGTCCAGCAATGTACCAACACCGCTCCACCACAGGTATTGGATGACGTTCCCCACTGTGTTCTGGGGCACCATGAAGGTGTAGCCACCTGCGTCATTAACAGCGGCCATAAGAACGCCAGTGAAGTCGCCATACTGGGAGTAAGCCGCTGTGCCGTCAGTCATGGGACTGAGGTTCACGGTCACCTCGTAGGGGGCCTTAATCTCAAAGGTCACCCTAGAAGTGTCGAGACAGAAACCTACCACCTGGATCAGGTTCTCTGCGCCCGTAGGACGGGTAGCAGTGATTGCACCTGCGGTTTCGGATAGGTACATCGTATTACCCTGCGTGTAAGGGGAGTCCGTGTCACGGATGATACCGCTACGGCAGAGTACGCCTACATCGCCAGAAGCGTAGCTGTTGACAGCCACGGCCTCCGCGTATTTCGTGTTGTCGTCTGCGTCTGCGAGTTCCCAGTCGGTGCCGTCGAAGTAAACCATGTCCCCGGCGGTTACGGCTGTAGACCCAACAGTCGCAGCAAACTTGTCAGTTGCTTGCTCAACGTGTGCGTCAGCCATTGTTAATTACCTCATTATCAAATTACGGAACTATGCTCAACGAGGTTGTTCGTTGTTAGGCTGCGGAGTCGATACCAGCCAGCCCTGCACAGGACTTAGCGGAGTAGACTACCGCGTTCAAGTAGACAGCCATCCGGTAGACATCTTCGTTCTTGTCGAACTTGGTGCCCAAGCGTTGGATGTCTGGGTCGAGAACTGCACCATTGTGGATGACAGTCCATCCCTGCTTCTCCTGACCTGTTTTGCAGGCATAGATGGTAGTAGCAGTAGAGGAACTCCAGCCACCGGCGTCCTCGTACTGTTCGGAGTTGGAGATGTAGTCGTTGATGACAACGGGGATGCCATTGTAGACGACATATTGGTGACCAAACATATCAGCCGAAGTCAGAGTCACACCAGAGCCAGTAGCCCTAGCAAGTGAGGTCATCTTACGGCGCATGGTCTTGTTCATCATCAGGAAGTCAGGCTTACCGTTCTCCACCAGGTCAATCATGGCGTCCAGGCGGTCAAGGGTAAGTTCGGTCTCTGACCCGGCAATGGTGGCAGGCTGTGAGCCGTTATCCATCATGAGGAGGCGAGAGTCGCTGATAAGCAGAGAGGTCAGACCTTCTGGCTCAGTTGAAGTAGAACCAGAGTTACCATTGAGCAGAAGAGATTCCAGCTTTCGGACGATGGATTTAGACATCTTGGAAAGTAGAACGGCTTCTTGTGACTGCACGTTGTCGCCAGTCTGCATGGCAAAGCGGTCAAGTGGGTGCTGTACGCCGACAGTAGTCAGTGACACGGTTTTCTTCGTGTAAGACGGTTCGGTGTCAGACCAGATGTCTCCTACTTGATGAGTAGCAGCGGCTCCCAGTGTACTCTCACGGTTGTAGACCAGGGAGTTTCCACTGAAGCTGCTGAACTGTAGGAATGGGGCCAATTCAGATGCGGTGATGATGTTGTCAAACACACCAGCCGTGACATCGTCGTTAGCCAACTTTTGGTATTCAGAAAGTGTTGGCATTTTATATCCTTATAGGTTACGTCTTCGTAGCCCCCGTTCAATGAGGGCCGAACCACGGAGTTCTTCATTCCCGCCTGCAATAGCCGCACCTGTGTCCAGGTCAGCGACACCTGCTTTCTCCAGGGCTTTCTTACCAGCGTTCTTTGCTTCATCAGCAAGTTGTTGACGCTCGATTGTTGCCCTGCGGCGTTCTTCTTGGGCAACCATCTTGGCGGCTTCTATCTGGATATTG